CAATAAGATTGATCTGCAAAAGATCTCAGAACTAAATATTACACACCCAGCACGGGAGTATTTGGAAAACAGAAAAATTAAAAATTTAGAAACATTTTACTATTGTCCTAAATTTAAAGAGTGGACTAATTCTCGGGTAAAAGTTTTTGATACTTTGAGAAAAGACAGTCCAAGGATTATCATCCCACTAAAGGACACAGAGGGAAAGTTATTCGGATACCAAGGACGATCTTTATCTCCTAAAGCAAAGATCAGATACATCACTATTATGCTTGACGAATCGAAACCAAAAGTATTTGGTCTTGATTCAATTAAAACTGACGAGGTAGTTTATGTCACTGAAGGACCATTCGACTCAACATTCATTCGCAACAGCATTGCTATGTGCGGGAGTGATGTTGACCTTAGCAGTTTTAATTGTAACTTCGTTTTCATCTTCGACAACGAACCAAGAAACAAAGAGATCGTATCTAAGATTGCTAAGGCAATCGAGCAGGGTTATCCAGTAGTTATCTTTCCAAAAAACATTGTTGAGAAAGATATCAATGATATGGTCATGGCTGGACATGACGTGCAAAGTATGGTAGAATCGAACACCTACCAAGGATTAGAAGCAAAGTTAAAACTATCTGAATGGAAGAAAGTATGAGCAACGGTACTCAAGTTAAAAAGCGTGACGGTTCTTTGGAACCACTTAATCTTGATAAAATTCATCGTATGGTCGATGAAGCATGTGCAGGTCTTGCTGGCGTTTCTGCTTCTCAAGTAGAAATGAATTCTGGCATTCAATTCTTTGATGGTATTACCACCGAAGAAATTCAAGAGATTCTTGTTCGTTCTGCTAGTGATCTCATTTCTCTTGACAATCCAAATTATCAGTTTGTTGCTGCACGTTTGCTTTTGTTTGCTCTTCGTAAGCAAGTATTTAATAAAAATGTTTGGAAGGATGGTATGCCATCAGTATTTGATGTTGCTGCCTACAATGCAACAATTCTGAAGGTATACGATGAAGAGATCCTTGATAAGTATACTGACGAAGAATGGATCAAAGTTAATAGTTGGATCGATCATGATCGTGACTATCTATTCTCTTATGCAGGTTTACGTCAGGTCGTTGATAAGTACCTCGTGCAAGATAGAAGTAGTGGCGAAGTTTTTGAAACTCCCCAATACATGTATATGTTGATTGCGATGACTCTGTTTGCAGAGTATCCTTTATCGACACGTTTAGATTATGTTCATAGGTATTACAATGCAATCTCAAAGCACAAAATCAACATTCCAACTCCCATCATGGCGGGAGTTAGAACAACTCTCAGGCAATTTGCAAGCTGTGTTCTTATTGATTCTGATGACACCCTCAACAGCATCTTTAGCAGTGACATGGCTATTGGTAGGTATGTTGCTCAGAGGGCAGGCATCGGTATTAACGCAGGTAGAATCCGTGGTCTCAACAGTAAAATTAGAGGTGGAGAGGTTGCCCATACTGGGGTTATACCATTCCTCAAAAAATTTGAGAGCACTGTCAGATGCTGCACTCAAAATGGCATCCGAGGTGGATCTGCTACGGTCCATTTTCCAATCTGGCACCAAGAGATAGAGGACATTATTGTTCTCAAAAATAACAAAGGAACGGAGGACAACCGTGTACGCAAACTCGATTATTCCATTCAGATCTCGAAAATCTTCTACGAAAGATTCATCACCAATGATGATATCACCCTATTCTCTCCACATGATGTCCCTGGGTTGTATGATTCTTTCGGGACTCCTGAGTTTGATGATTTGTATACCACTTACGAATCAGATGACTCAATCCCTAAGAAGCGAATCGGCGCTCAGGAATTGATTCTTGATCTTCTAAAAGAACGTGCAGAAACTGGTCGTATTTACATCATGAATATCGATCACTGTAATACACACTCTTCTTTCAAAGATAAAGTAAACATGAGTAATCTCTGTCAAGAGATCACTCTACCAACAGATCCTCTTGAACATATTGATGGTGATGGAGAGATTGCTCTTTGTATTCTTTCCGCTATCAATGTTGGTAAATTGAAGAACCTTGACGATATAGAAGAACTTTGTGATCTTGCTGTTCGTGGTTTGGAAGAACTGATTGACTATCAGAACTATCCTATCAACGCAGCAGAGGTGAGCACCAAGAACCGTCGTTCTCTTGGTATTGGTTATATTGGTTTAGCACACTACTTAGCACGTCAAGGAGAACATTACGATGACCCACGAGCATGGCAACTCGTCCACGAACTTACTGAAGCTTTCCAGTTCTATCTACTCAAGTCAAGCAACGAGCTTGCCAAAGAGAAAGGGAAGTGTGGTTATTTCGATCGAACGAAGTATGCAGACGGTATCCTCCCAATCGACACTTATAAGCGAGATGTCGATGAAATCGTTTCCAATGATTTGAACTATGATTGGGAAACTCTACGTTCCGAGATTAAAGCATTTGGTTTACGACATAGCACATTGTCCGCACAAATGCCTTCTGAAAGCAGTTCCGTTGTGTCAAACGAAACAAATGGAATCGAGCCACCTAGAGATTATCTGTCCGTTAAGAAGTCAAAAAAAGGTCCGCTTAAGCAGATTGTTCCCCAGTATCAATCTCTCAAGAATAACTACACTCTTCTTTGGGAGATGCCTGATAACACTGGTTATATTAATGTTGTTGCTGTAATGCAAAAATTCTTTGACCAGGCAATTAGTGGTAACTGGAGTTACAACCCAGAGAACTACCCAGACAATGAAGTTCCTATGCAAGTAATGGCACAGGATTTTCTTAATACATATAAATTTGGTTGGAAAACTTCTTACTATCAAAATACATATGATGCTAAGAAGGATGATGTTGTGGATGAAAAGCGAGAGCAAAGCATCCGAGATTTACTAGAAGACATGTTAACCACAGAGGAGGAAGATTGTGACAGCTGCAAAATTTAGAGTTTCTGATGATTCAGTTAAAGGTGTTGAAGGTATGACTGTTTTCAATACTGGTCATGTTGAAACCACTAAGCAACCTATGTTCTTTGGATCCCCTCTTGGGGTCCAAAGATATGACAAGTTTAAGTATCCTGTGTTTGATAAACTAACTCAAACACAACTTGGATACTTTTGGCGTCCAGAAGAAGTATCACTGCAGAAAGATCGTGCCGACTATCAGACACTTAATGAAGCACAAAAACACATCTTCACTAGTAACCTTAAATACCAGATCCTCCTGGATTCTGTTCAAGGGCGTGGTCCTGGGATGGCTTTCCTCCCTTACTGCTCACTACCTGAGCTTGAATCTTGTATGACCGCATGGGAGTTTATGGAGATGATCCACTCCCGTTCATACACTTATATCATCAAGAATGTGTATGCAGATCCAACAGAGGTTCTTGATACTATCATTGGTGACGAGCATATTCTCCAACGTGCTCAAAGTGTTACTGCTTCGTATGATGAATTTATTGCTGCTGCACAACTCTATGGTTCTTCTAACCTATGGAAACATGCACAGGAAGGTGTTCCACATGCTGTAAATGAACTTTATGAACTCAAAAGAAAACTCTACCGTGCCGTTATCAACGTTAATATTCTGGAGGGTATACGCTTTTATGTCTCGTTCGCTTGTTCTTTCGCTTTCGGTGAACTCAAACTTATGGAGGGCAACGCAAAGATTATCGGACTCATCGCACGAGACGAATCACAACACTTGGTCATCACGCAGAACATCATTAACAAGTGGCTTGGTGGAGATGATCCAGATATGGTCAAGATTGCTAAAGAAGAAGAGCAAAATGTAATCAACATGTTTAAGCAATGTGTTGAAGAAGAAAAACTTTGGGCAGAGTATCTGTTCAAAGATGGATCTATGATCGGTCTTAATGCAAAGCTTCTTCAGAAATATGTTGAATGGATTGCTAATCGTCGTATGAAAGCGATTGGTTTGAAAGCAATCTTTGATGTTCCTGCTAATACTAATCCACTTCCTTGGACTGAGCATTGGCTGAATTCGAAAGGTATGCAAGTTGCTCCACAAGAAACAGAAGTTGAGTCCTATGTAATTGGAGGTATTAAGCAAGATGTTAAGAAAGATTCTTTCGCTGGTTTTAAACTGTAGGAAAAAGAAAAAAATCGATCCAATACCAGATCCTTGGTGGCAGAAATCAGAATATTATTGAGCAGATAAAGAGGAGATTATTTCTCCTCTTTTTTATTGCCTATACATTTTCCATAATCGTGTCCATGACGGAAGATATTTCCTTTTGTCATTTCTTTTCCACAAAATTCACATTTAACTTTTGGATGCTTTAATCCTTTTAGTATTTTACTGTGGTTTAGTTTAAATTCTTCTGATCTTTTTTTACCAGTGTTTTTCTCTACTCTTTTTTGTATATGTGAATCTGTTTGTTTTTTTCCTTTTCTTTGTTCTGAAAATAATTTGATCGTCTCTTCAGAATGAGATTTACCATACATGGGATTTCCTTCTCCAGTATATCTTTGTGAAATTTCTTTTTTTCTTTCTGGTGTGTAAAATTGGATACCAAATTTTGGATCATTTTCCCACATTTTTTTTAATCTATCAGATCTAATTTGAATTTCTTCAGTAGATAATTTATCTCTTGTCATTATTGGAATATTGATTTTGCCGTCAGCATACATTTTCTTTTTTGTTTCTGTCATTTTTCTTTTTGTTTCTTCCGAATGCTCTGGTTTTGGTATGAATTTTATAGCTCCTATTGAAGCATTATACCAAACTCTTTCTCCAGTAACATCTCTTTCAGTTAATACATTATTTTTGTGTTGAAGATTTGTTTCGGCATAAGTTAAATCTCCTCTAGTTTTACATTCAAATAGTATTTCAAAATAAAAATTATCAATTCCAAATTTTTTGATATCTTCTTTTAGATATTTTGATGAAGAAAAATATTTTTTCCAATCAGATTCTTTATATTTTTTCCCCGACTTGTAACTATAGTATTGTTTCTTTCCAATATATTTTTTTCCATTGACAATATTTTCAATATAATAAATAAATCCAAATGAATTTATTGGATCTAAAATAAAGTTGTGATTCCAGTGCTCGGTTTTAAACATTGAATGTAAGAATGTTGATATAAATATTTATACTAATTCGGAGAGAAAAATGAAAATTGATTTACATAACTTTTTTAAACACTACGATGAAAAGAATCCAAAGCATGTTGCTGCGGTAGAACTATTAGAAAAATCACTTCAAAAGAAAACCCCAGAAGAATTAACTGATAATTCTGAATGGGTTAAAACTTATAGAGCAAAATCAGATGCGCCGGCATCTAATGTTTTAACTGTACCTTGGTTTCCTCAAACAGATAATTATAGAGACGCTCATAGGACTTGCAATTCTTCTGCCTGTGCTATGGCTCTCGAATATTTTAAACCAGCAACATTAGTAGGACCAAAAGGCGACGATGCGTATATCAGAAAAATTTTCTCGATTGGTGATACGACTGACCATATGGTTCAAACCCGTGTTCTTGCTACGTATGGCATCAAATCCAGCTTCAGTTATATCCTTTCTTTTGCTGATCTTGATAGAGAGCTTGCCGCTGGCAGACCTGTTGTTATTGGTATTCTTCATAGGGGCACTTTATCTAATCCCACAGGGGGACATATGGTAGTTGTGATAGGCAAAACACCTCAGGGTGATTACATTGTGAACGACCCCTACGGAAGCCTCAATGACGGTTATACTGGATCTGTTACGAACGGTCGTGGTGCCATCTACAAGCGTTCTGAGCTGGCTCGTAGGTGGTGCCCAGGGGGCAATGATGGATGGGGTAGAATTTTTGACGCAAAAA